GACCTGTTAGCCGGTGGCGGCATCAGACTGCATGTCGACTATATCGATATGATTTACCGCTGCATGCACGACATCAGCGAATCTCCCAGGGCAGCCTACGGCGGCATCGAAAGAGAGCTGTCAGGCGTAGCCCTTGAGGTGGAGCTTCAATCATTACTACAGAAAGTCAGGCGCAAGAGAACCATCAGGACCGCAGCCTACGCCAAGCGGTGCCAGATGATTCTAGCTTTACATAAGCAGTTTGCCAAACAGGATTTCACCACCATCGACACCCGCATAATTTGGGGTGCAGTATTGCCGCAGGACAGAGCCAGGCTAGCTCAAAACGAGCAGATCCTCGTCCAGTCAGGCGTCCATGCCAGGAGGACAGCCATGGACGAGCTGGGCATCAGAGACCCCGATGCCGAGTTTGCCAGGTGGCTAGACGAAAGGCGTCAAATCCTGGAAATGAATCAGCAGCTCAAGGCAAGTTCCACCCGCGGCGGCGCGCGAGAGAGAGCGACAGCCGCCGATATGGAGAATGCGTCTTTGACTGAATAAAGCCAAAGGAGAAATTACATTGGTAGAAGAAAATACCAAAGTCGAAAACAATACCCCGACCGCAGAGGATTATGCGGCGCTCAAGCTCGAGCTCGAGGCTGAAAAGGAGAGAGCAGCTGGGCTTGTGGGGCAGGCTACTACGGAACTTCAGGGGAAAGTGACCAACCTCGAGACAGAGGTGGCCACCAAGACCCAGGATATTGAAGCCCTGAAAGGCCAGTTAGCTGAGGCTTCCACAAATTTCGAGGGCGCCAAGGCAGCCTATGCCTACGCAGTAGAGGACTTCAAGAAGCTGGCAGCAGCTTCTAACCCACTGATCCCGCCAGAGGTTATCTTCGGGACGACCGTTGAGGAAGTCAAGGCATCCCTCGCCCGAACTAATAAGCTGGTGGCTAATGTTCAGGAGTCCCTGGCTAAGCAGGCAGTAGCCAGCGTAGTCCCCGCAGGTGCTCCAGCTCGCACCGGCCCCAACGTGGAAGGCATGAGCACCAAGGAGAAAATAAACCTCGGCCTGGAGCAGGCCAAGAGAAAAAAGGAGAATTAACCTATGTCAATATTACTAGCACAAGCAGCCAAACTGTCTAATGACGTTCTGTTGCAGGGCGTCATTGAAACCGTCATCAAGGATTCACCAATCCTTCAGACAATGCCGTTTGTCGAGATAAACGGCAACGCGCTAACCTACAACAGAGAGACGACTTTAGCCGCCGCTACCTGGTATGCGCCACTAGGCGCCTGGTCATCCACCACAGCGCCGACTTTCGACCAGTTAACCGCCACCTTGTGCGTGCTGGGTAGAAATGCCGACCTGGACAACTATATCAAGCAGACCAGGAGTAATATCCAGGATATCGAGTCAGTCGTTTTAGAGCTTGCCGCCAAATCCATCAGGCAGGAGTTTGAGCGAGCCTTCCTCTACGGCTCGACCACCAACTACCTCGGCATAACCGCAGATGCCAACTCCATCGAGGGCTTAATCAAGCTCATTCTCACCGGCACGGCCAGCTCCCAGGTCATCGCTGCTGGCGCTACCGGCGCCACCCTAACCCTGGCCATGGTTGACCAGCTTATAGACGCCGTCCTGGGAGGCAAGCCAGACCTCTTGCTGATGAGCCGCAGAAGCCGCAGAAAGATAAACGCCCTGGCTAGAGCTGCCGGCAGTAACCTCGAAGTCGGCACTGGCAAGCTCGGCGAGTTTGTCCAGTTCTATAACGGAATCCCCATAGGGGTCAATGACTATATCCTCAACACCCACACCCTGGTCGGCAGTGTGGAGACGGCAATCACCGGGGCGCTTTGCTCCACCATCTACGCTTTGCAGTTCGGCGAAGGCGGTATCTGTGGTGCTACCAATGGTGGCATCCAGGTTGAGCCATTAGGCGCTCTGGAAGCCGCGGACGCCAACAGGTTTCGCGTCAAGTGGTATTGCGGCTTGATTGACTTCTGCGTCCAGAAGCGAGCCGCCTTAATCGGAGTTCAGGACTAACATTGACTGCCTAACAGGGGTTTGAACTTCCACCTCTGTTAGGCATTACCTCCCAGGTGGGGGGAGAGAAGCGGCAGATTCACCTACTGCGACAGCTTCATCCCCCACCAACTGAACTGAGGGAAGGGAGAACAAAATGATACTGAGTGATATGAGAACCCTGGTAAGGCGAGACCTCAAAGACGAGGATAATTCTAATTACCGCTGGCAGGACAATGAGATTGACAGAGCTATCGCCAGAGCCGTAGCCGAACTATCTCGCTATATCCCCAGGGAGATGAAGGCTACCATCGCTACCACAGATGGCAGCCGTGAGATAGCCTTAACCACCTTGACTGATAGAGTGAGTGTGGACAGGGTAGAGTTCCCGGTGGGGGAAACCCCGCGAAGCTTTCAGCGCTTCACCGTCTATTCAGAAACCATCACTCTAATAGGAGACACCGAGGGAGACGGCACCAACGCCTATATCTACTGGGGCAAGGTTCACACCCTGGACGGCAGCACGAGCACCATTCCCAGCTACCTTGAGGATGTCTTAGCCCTGGGAGCTGCTGCTTATGCCGTGCTGGCTCAGAGTCAGCTGCGCACAGACACCGCCGGCTTTGGTGGGGAGCGAGCTGATACCGATTATCAGAGCTGGGGGACGGTCATGCTCAAAGAGTTCAAAGCTCAGTTAAAGCGCTTCGGCAGAGGTCGAAAGCTCAAAATAAGTCAGTTCTATCAAGGAGACGACAATGAGTGATACCAATAAGTCAGCTAGAGACAAAATCGAACAAGGACTACCCAGGCTAAAGGACGGCTTTCCCTGGCAGGCTTTCGCCATCGTTGGCGATAAGGAAGACCCGGAGACGTGGAAACTGCCGCATCACACCAAGGCCATCTTTCGAGCCATACAGGGTAAGATTGGCCATTACCGCACTACTGATTGGGAGCATCTGTCAGCAGCCGTGGCAGCTCTTAGTCGTGGCGGCTTCCGCGGTAAGAGGGTTGAGGCTACCGAGCAGCAAATCCTCGACGCTGCCAAACATCTATCCAGGCATTACTCCGAAAACGGTAAGCCAGTACCGGATACCCTGGCAGCCCTGGTCGAATGACCCCCCAGTTTGGAATTTGAAATTTGGTATAAGGAGATTGAAATGATTAGTAAATTCTTAGATGGCAAAAAGAAGTATAGCGCCTTTATCATCACCGTGTTGGCAACCCTGATTCCCCTTTTCATTCAGGAGCCAGAAGCACAGAAAACCATATTGGACATGGTCCCGTCTGTGGCCGCAGCTCTGGCCGGCATCTTCTATATTATCACAGAGGGCAAGCTCGACACCGAGAGGGAAAAGACTAAAACAGCAGTCAATGGCAATGGCGGAGGTGGTATTTCCCAATCGGTAGCACAAGCCCCTACAGCACAGCCACAGGCGCAAAGCCAGCCTGTAGCTGAGTTGCCAACGCCTTTTGACCCTAAAGCCTTCCATGAAGATGTCCTGGCTACTGTCAAAGCCACATACACAGAGGTAAACCAGTGCACCCTCTTTTATAAGGCCAGGGATAAAGGCTCAGTGACCGATTGCCAGAATATATCTCAGGCTGTGGATTACTGGAATTATCTAGTTGACCTGGCAGTGGACGCTAAGGACTGGCTAAAGGAGGAGACCGAGAAGAAGAAAGGGGAGTGCGGCCGTAGCCCCGAGTATTATGTTTTCAATCGGGACTTCAACACCACCATCCGAGCTGCTAATGCCTTGACTGAGTTGGCCACTTCCAAAATCGATTGGAAAGCTAAGCTGGCGCCGTTCAATAGGACGCTGTACGGCGTGGGGACTCTGGCCGAGCAGCTGCTGAATCCTAGTTGAAACCGATGGTTTTTGACTGGCTAACGATAGCCGGCATAGTGCTGCTGGTAGGCGCAGCAGTTTACATAATCTTATCGAGGCAGAAATGAGAAGTATCTCAGACGCCCTACTCGAAGCACAGGCAGCAGGCGTGCCCCGAAAGCCCCTGGTTAAGCTCGAGGTGCAGGCTTACGGCCACCCTGCTCAGTCCTCGAGCCTCCAGTGGGAAGCCTTCGGCTGGCAGCGTTTTTATGCCGGCAGCGAAGGCAAAGACTCCCACGGCGTAACCATGCCAGGTGACGGCTCTTTGATTCGGGTCCGTAAGTCAAGCACCAACCTCTACCTCTCTCGTGTTACCAGCCCCGGCCCGGACTCCGATTATTCGAGCTGGGGTGCATCTTTTGGTGGTGTCAACTCCAATGCCAAAGCCGCCATCGCTTCCCAGGGCGCAGAGGTTATGGTGGCTTCCATGGACGCCGCCAACTTGTACCGCCGGCAGTCAGCTGATTATGGCGCCTCCTGGGGGAGCTGGACGGTCATGTCCAATGCCCGCCCCTGTGAAAGAGGTGTAGCCATAGCCTATAAGTCCAATGGTGATTGTGTCATTGTCCACGCCTCAGATGTCAATGACCCCACCAGCCTATATCTCCAAAAGAGGACTGGGGGGAGTTGGAGCACCGGCTTAGGCCAGCGAGGCAGCTATGACGGAGAGAT